ATATAATTACTAACAAGCAATTTACAATGAGCCATGATATGACTTGCTACCAAAAGGGTCCACCCAACCCGAGACAATATCGTAGTAATGGCTCCCATCGGCATTTTGTTATTGGCATTTTATTGACTACAACTGGCGCTTTTGGCTTGTGGGTGCTCAAACGAGCACTAGCAACCTATTTGCGGTGGTTATTTAGTCACAAAACACCAATAACTGACAAGTATGTCAATGCCGCTATGGAAGCCCCACCTGATGATGAGTGCATCGGTGAGGAAATGTTAGAAAGTGCTATGGGAGGAGTAGCACCACTCGAGCCACCCTCATTTATGAGGAGGTTGTTTCTTTCTTCACGCAAAGAAACTGCAGCGGCAACGCTAGACGTGAACCAATCCATACCGCCAGTCGAGGATGGCCCAAACACCGTTAAGGTTGATGGGAGTCCTTTGGTGGTCAAGCAACACCGGAGAGTGCGCTCAAAAGATGCGTACATAAAGGTTGTTGTGGCGCATGTGAGTTCACGGTTCCTTGGTGATCCTGACCATTTACCGACACGCAAATCGGTAAGGAACATGGCGCGCGCGTACATGCTAACACATGGCGTGCATGCTGTTGACATTCGGCGCTTGTTGCCAAAAATTGTTGCTCTTTGTTTTGTCCCTACGGAGGACGACATATTTGCAACAGCAATTGACAACTGCAATGAAAAACAAAGGCGTTTGGACCTTATGGCAAATCCAAACAGACGTGAGGGCTGGAGAAGAATCTTCGATCACGTCTCACGAGTCTTGGGGTTGGGACGGCAACCTCGAGACTTGTCAAGCGCCAATTAGGGGGGCTTGTGTACTGTGGCCGGGGTCAGTCATATATCCAAATTGACTGATCCACGTTTGGTGGTCACATATACACAGGCGCCTCGGCGGGAGCGTTCGCTATACATACTGGAAGGGGTGTGTAGCAATGATCGCTCTTTAAAAATAAACAACCCAGACATAGACACCCTGCGTGCCGCACTTCTTGAGCGGATGTACTACTGTAAGGTGGGTGACGAGTTCCTTGAACCGCCACAGATACCATACAGTAGTATTAACACCAAGTTATCTAGATTTCGACGTTTGTTGTTACAATCGATGTCCTATTCTCCCCCTATTTCCCCTGAACAATTTGTTGAGATGTATAAGGGTCGGAAGAAGACTATCTATAGTAACAACTTACCTGAGTTCTATGAGGCTGGTGTTCTCAAGAAGCACGCTGTAAGTGTTGCTTTCGTGAAGTGTGAGAAGGTGAATGAATTGAAAGCTCCAAGATGCATACAACCTAGACACCCAGTGTACAACATTGGGCTGGGGTTGTATGTCAAACCACTAGAACACAAGATATACAGAGGTATATC